GTTCTATTTCTTCAAGGAGAGGTTCCAATATAGAATCCTCTTCTTTTATTTGTGAAAGGACTGGTTTCTCTGCGAGAATTTCATCCAAGATATCTTTTTTAGCCATTGTTTTTCTCCTTTTTTGACCATAGAACCCACTTAGAACAAGGCTTATCATACGGGCATACTTTGCAATACGCTGTAAGACCTCTTCTAGAAGGGAAAATCTTCTCTTCGTGCAATGAATCACACCAATACTTTAAAGCTTCTATATCAGCTTTTTGAACAACAACTTCATTGAACCCAGCTTTTTGATTCATCAAATCAAAGTATCCAAACTTGGTGTCGTTTATTCTATTGCCAAACCTATTAAAGTAACCCACATGCATCAATGCAAAGTCAACTACATACGTGTGTTCATATTTTAATTTATGATTGAACACCCATTTTATAACATAGATCTTTCCGTGCTTTTTGTATACGAGATCAAACATGTCATTGACCCCAACATTTGGTGTTACTGGCGCAGTGTACTCCAGACCTATGCCCATAGGGATTATATCTGGATCACTAAAATTATCTACTACTTCTAATAGAACTGCTGCAGCCTTGCTAGTTAAACTAGCCATGTTCCCATACAAGCTTTCGTGCTGCTCATGGACAATGTCATATGGAGTAGTATCTTTTGGGAACCAAAGCTTTTCCCATTTGTGTAGTAGCGAAGCATAGGAGGGTGTGCGTCCGTTTTGTTTCTGGTAAAAGAAGTGATTAACAATTGCTTTTATCGTAGTTTCAAACTTAAGTGAGTTTAATTTTCTTTCGCCTATTGTTTCTGGCAAGTTCTGAAGATGCCTAAAATCGTATAGTCTTTCACATGTTTGGAAATCTTTTAGCTGCTGTGTTTCTATTTGTATCATATTTTCCTTAGAGTATATTTATGCTCTCAATTAGTTCTTTAATATCGTCAGAGTTAACTATCTTTGAATAAGACTCACTCGTTATAGGCTCGTACTCTACATACTTTTTGTATTGATCTATATATTTAACCAAGGGAGAATTATAGGTGTACGTAGAACCAGTGATTCTATTCTTGGGAATCTGCAGTTGCATTATGTTTTCATCCTCAGAATCATCTCCGCTGATTAGCTTCTTTTCAGTGATGAAAATAGTAACAGCGCACTTCTGTTGGATCGAAAGTGAACCACCAGTATCTGATTGTTGCACTACTTCTCTTCTCTCTTTCATTCTGTTAGAGTTTTCTTGAGCTGTGATAATCAAAACACAGTCCATGTCTCGTGCTAGCTTTTCTAATCTAACCATCATCTCTTCAAATTCACCCCAACGTGGCTTACCCTTGCCACCCTTGGTGAACATAGATTGTATGGTGTCAATAACAATAACGTCTGGTATCAGCTCAGAATGCCCCATGATGCTTCTAAACCACTTTTCTAAGTCTTCAAAGTACGGAGTATCTGGATCATGCTTCACCATGAATCTGTCTCCCCATTCATCTAACTTTGATTGAAACTTAGCTAGGTTTTCTGCCTTTTCTTTTTCATTCCAATTAGCTGCTTCAGCATAAACGTTCTTTTCAATAATCTGAGTCATAAGTACGCGCTCCCAGTGTGGGACCGCTTCTTCAAAGTTAACATACAAAACTTTATGACCAGTATCTGCCCAATGATTTATCAAGCACTTTGCGAACGTACTCTTCCCCTTGCCTGATGGAGCTATTATGGCATGGACAGCGCCTCTAAAGAACCCGCCGTCATCTGTATAGCCCATTGCCCTATTGAGAGATTTGTATTGAGTTGGCAAAAAGCTTGGGATCTCTAATAACGATGCAGCTCTTTTTGAAATATCAACTGCAGTTGCAACGCTGTCTAATGGGTCAAAGTTTAAATCATTTTCTAGGTTCTTTATTTCCCCAGTTATCTCAGATATTCTTGCAATATCTTTTGTGTTCTTCTCACCTTTTTGTGTAAGTAAAAGATGGAGCTCTTGAAGTATGTCTAATTGTTTTCTTTTATTAGCTTTATGCTTTAGCAACTGTGAAATAGATTCATGATCTGACGTCTCTAAATTTAAGATAACACCTATCATTGAGTCTACACCAGAAGAACCGCCAAGAGCTGAATGGATATCAGTTTCAGATTCTAACCAAGATTTAAAAGCAATTGGATCCACAATCTCACGCTTTGTTGCGTGGTAGTACGATAGCATCGCTTTATAGAATTCATGTATGCCAGATTGTCCGTGTATTGCACCTACGATTTCATCTGGAAGTTGCGCATCGAAGTAAGCTATTGATCCTGGGTTCTTAAACGACAGGGCGAAGACTTGGTATTCAATTGGATACTCTTGCTTTTCTTCAGTTTGGTTTTCTGTCATTTTTACGCTTTTCTTTTAGCTCTTTGTATAGTGCTTTTTTCTTTTCTGAATTCTTTTTCTTAGCCAACTGATAGGTCGGATTATGCTTGATACTCTTTCGCTTTTTGATAACTGGTTCTGTCCCAGCGTTCTTAATTGCGGTAAGTATTCTATCATAAACTGACTCTTCAGTAAGCTTATCATCGTATCTAAAAACAACTAAAGCAATGCCTTGCTGTTCGCACAGTTCTATTTTTCTTAGATCTCTTTTTTGAGCTTCTAAGAAATCATCTCTTGTATCAAAGAATCTTTCCGTATATTCAAAGTGCTGTATACCATGAAACTCTGCTCCAAGTTTGTACTGTGGACAATAAACATCTAGCTTAAGTCTTTCTCCCAAATGATACTCATTTATTATTGTTTCATTTGGGATAAGCTTTTGCATTATGCTAGTCAAAACTGTTTGACCTTTTGACATCTTTCGTCTATGGTCTTTAACCCAGCCTAAACCAAGCTTAGCTATGATCTTGTTGAGCTGTGCGCTAGTCATTGATAATTCTTCTGCAACTTTTGCAATAGACTTATCAGTCTCAAATAGCAGATTAATTATCTTTGCATTTAAATTGGCGTAAGCCTTATTGTCTCGCTCTGTCATTATTTTTTGCCAATGCTCTAGCTACAGTTAGGGTTCTACCCAGGTCAATAATTGACATGTCTGTATTGTCCCAAACTTGGACTGCTAAAGCAGCGCTCAACATAGGGCAATCAAAGATGCATAGGTCGTATTCGCCTTTGTGCGACTTTATCTCTTCCGTAATAGAATCTATTCTTGAGTAGAAGTCGTTATAAGGAACTTGAATGAATACAGAATCGGGAGAAAAATACTTTCCTATGTAATTTTGATTCTGAAAAGATACAACAATAGCTTTCGTGTTCTTGAAGTACCAAGAAACAAATGTCTTAAAGATATCATAATTATTATTAATATAAACCTCTAAAAAAGCTGGGTCATAGAATTCAGTACCTTTTATATTGAGGTTTCCTAATTTGTCAGAGCTTGAAACCATAAGATCTCTTTGTGCAGCTTTGATAAAGTTAGGGTCCTTCTTCTGAATACCGTCAGAAAGAAGCTTAACAAAATTCTTTGGTGGCTTCTTTTCTCCTTTTAACTCTCCAGTTAAAGTAAAGATTGCTGATCTTGTATATGTTACAAAAGCAAACTTTTCTTTTCTCTCCAGCATTAAAGATACTTTTTTGATTGTTTCTACTGCATTATGTGTTTTCATATTCCGAAATTTCCCCAAGTTATAAGAGTTGGATTAGGATCTACTATTGATTCAATGTGTTTAAGATTGTGGAACTCACCTTTGTCTAGGTTCATGTATCTTGTATGCTTTAATTGCTTATCTACATCTTTAGTATATCCTAGATGCTGCATGACAAGACCTGAATGGACCCAGTAGTTTCTTCTTCTGATGTCTTCTACAACGTAAGTTGGTTCAGAACCACAAGCTAGTTTTCTGTCCAAGAACTTTCCACCGTTCTTAAATCTAAAGATTCTAGAGCTGTTGTTTGGTGCCCAAAGCTTATCTACTCTATACTGTGTTTCGTTCCACATGTGATAGAAGCGCACATTGACTACATCATATGGTGACTGGTCAAGAACATGCTTGATAGATATATTATTTATATCTTTTGCATCATACAGCATCTCGTCACAGTCAATAGCTATAATCCAGTCGCCTTCCTTTGCGTGCTTCTCTAAGTTAGACCAGGCTTTTGCTCTTAGTGCACCTTCATTAACTGTAAAGAGTGGCTCTTCGTTGATGTATACATGCGCATACAGTGCAGCTATTTCTGCCGTATTATCATCCGAACAATCGTCTGTAAATACGATTACATCTACTTGAGACTTGAGTCTTTCTAAGACTTGTTTTAGGTATTTGGAAGACTCATTTCTTCCAACCATCTGAGCTATTATCATAATACTCCAAAAATAATGTGGGGCTGAAAGTTAATCCAGCCCCACAGGTTAATAAATTATTGGCCCAACTTTTCAATCTGCTTGCGTGCTTCTACTGAAGAAATACGCTCGATGTCAGTTGACTGGAAAAGGCGTTCGCCAGATACTCCACGGCGGTTCATAGCCACCTTCTGAGCATCCTGCTGGTTCTTAGCCTTTACCAAGGTCGTTGTGACAACAGCAAAGTAGTTGAATTTATTCTCTGGCATTTTATTTCCTTTTATTTACTTGATGGATATGTATTGGATATATATTCTACAGCTTCTTCTAGTGTATCTGCAAGTTTTGTAGCAAGAAACTTAAGGTAAATTCTGTGCTGCAAATCTTGGTGCGCCCAAACAATTATTGGTTGATTGTTTAAATGCGCCCAGGTCATTTCAAAGTCTGTACCGATGTATGCTCTATAAAGTAATCTATATTCTACTAGAATAATATCACAGCTTTTTTGCAAGAAAAGATTTTTGTCTACTATTTCTTTTGGCTCACACTCTTCTTCCTCTAAAGCATAGTGCATTGGGTTGACTGCCTTAAAGCCTCTGTCTTCCAGAAGTTGAGTAGCTTCGTCTCTCCAAGTATTTTTAAACTCAGATCTTACATCTTCTATAGCTCCAGATAAAAATACTCTAGTTTGCATTAGCTACCTCTTTAGCTGGCCAGTAATATGGCAGATTAGGATCTTCATCAAAGAACTGTGAGTAATATTCGTAATCCTTGCGAAGTAAATTCGACCTATGTGATTTATGAAACTCATCTAAACCAAACCACGGTGGCATTATAACTGATCCAGGTGTTATTTGTTCCAGTTGCATGGTGTTTTTATATCCTCTATTAATCCATTCAGTTATTGTATAGTTCTGATAGAGCTGTAAGGCTGCTTCATAACCAGTCCACATTACTGTTACTGGATGATTGCGCCAACCTTTAGTTGGTGTACGGTCAAGCAGGATGTTTAAAACTTGGAAGGTTTCTACTCGTTGCTTTCCAAGTCTGCGGTAGTCTAATACCCGAACTGATTCCTGCAGATCTGCGTATGGTAAAAATGTTTGCATTACGCCTTCTTAAATTCGTCAAAAGTTTTGTCACCTACACCAAAGTATTCTCTAGCTAATCCAGCTTTAACAATTTCTGTGTTAAGGCATTCGCCAGCTTCGTTCCATACTCTAGCAAGTATTCTACCATACTTCTCATTCTTATCCAAGATAGTTTCAATCTTTACTTTATTATTAGCTTTCTTGATCCATTGATCGGTAAACTCTTTTGCAGCAAGGCCCATTTTCTTTTCTTCTAAATTTGTAGTGCGGCTTTCCGGTGTGTTGACACCATAAAGTCTAACGCTTTTTGGTCCAATGTGGACTTCAAAACCAAGATCTATATTGATCTTAAATGTATCTCCGTCTACTACCTTAACAACTTCTGCGTTGTACAAATAAACATTAAATTGGTCTGACATCTTAATCTCTTTCTATTCCTATAGTATCGCATGCTTTGCGAAATATTGATTGGCTTACCTTAAACTGGGCATCAGCATGACTGTAACCTTCGCCTGGTTTTGGTGATGATGCATGCCAGCTGTGGCCGATTGATACGCTACCATCATACACTACATTGTAGCCACGATGACGTGCAAAGTATGAACACCAAGTCTCTTCATAGTAGTGAGGCGTTGGCAAGAATGCCCCTATTGCTTCAGGGTACATCTTTCTATACTCTTCATCATTTGTGAGCGCATCCCAGACTGATCTTCTAATAAAGTAAGCAGAACCAGACACAGTCACGCACTGTATTCTATCTTTGTACAGTTCATCTTTTTGGTCTGCTTGATTCCATCCTCTGTGCTTTGGCGCTGTATTAGAACCAATAATACCTGCATGTCTGATCAGACCATATTCATCTCTTTGCTTTGGGCCTAAGATATGTATGTCACTATTATCATCGAATATTTTTTGTATAGCGTTAACATCATCGTTAGTAAACCACACATCTGAATTAAGGAGTGCAATTATATCTCCAGTTCCATGCGATGCTAGCTGGTTACAAGCTGCAGAATAACCTATGTTCTTATTAAGAAAGATTCTATCTATCTTATAGTTTGAATCATTTTCTCTAATCCACTGTATAGTGTCATCAGAAGAATCATTATCCGCAATAT